TACTGGTTTCACTGGTGACACAGGTCCTACTGGTCCAACTGGTCCTTTTGGTCTCACAGGCGACACAGGTCCTACTGGTTTCACTGGTCCAACAGGTGCTTTCCCAACACCATTACCAGCAACCGTAGATACTAGCGGTAATTTAGTTGGTTTTAATAACGGACAATATTATTTCAACAGTAATAAAACATTCGTCATTGACCATCCTAAGAATCCAGAAAAATATCTCGTGCATGGTTGCTTAGAAGGCCCAGAAGTAGGTGTATATTATAGAGGCAAAGCAGAAATTAGTAACAACGAATATGCCGAAATAGAACTACCATATTATGTCGATAGTCTTGCGACTGATTTTACAGTGCATATAACACCTATTTACAACGGCGAAATAATAATTTTGAATACTGGTGAAGTCGAAAATAATAAATTTAAAGTATATGGTAAAAATAGTAAATTTAATTGGATTGTCCATGGCCAACGTTGTGTCATTGATATAGAACCTAATAAAAACTCGGTCATATTAAAAGGTAAGGGCCCATATTTGTATATTTAAAGCATTTTGCAAATTAACATTTAAAAAATATTATAATAATTACTTATTATGATAATATTTCAAAAAAAGGATGTAATTCCTATTATAATCCCACAAATTTGTTTTAATGATAAATACGACAATATAAATAACTATGTAGAAATGAATCCATCATTATTTATTGACGAAAAAGGAAATGTTAGAATATTAGTTAGATGTGTTAACTATAAAAAATTACCAGACAAACATTTTACTTTATATGAAAGTAAATCAAATTCAATATATTATAACATAACTGGTATTATACATGATTCTGATAAATTAGATATAGAAACATTCGATTATACAATATTGGATTATGAATATAATTTGCCTATATTTCCGTCCTATTGGAGAGGATTAGAAGACATACGTTTTATTGATGCAAATAATATATTAGTAATTATTCCTGAATTAAATGAAGGGGGTAACCCATCCATATTAAAAGCGGAAATAAATAACAATCGTATTACTCATTTTTGTCATTGTAAACCAAATATTGTTGAGAAAAATTGGATGCCTTATTTTAATAATACAAATAATTATAAAGTTATATACAGTTTACATCCATTCATCATAAAGTCCATTGAAAACGATGACTTGCAAGAAATCGAACTATCAGAAACCACAAAAAACAAATTAGTTGGCTATCACGGTTCCACAAATGGAATCACCATAAATAAATACGAACGACTCTTTTTAATTCATATAAATAGAAATATAACACATCATCGTTGGCTATTATTTAATATTAAAACAAATACTATAACGCTATCAGAAGAATTCGTTTTTTTTAAAAATTCATATATCGAATTTACTTGTTCATTAGTTAATTATAATAATCGAATTTTTGTATCCATTGGGGTAAATGATAATAAAGCATTTATTATTGAAACATGTTATACAGATATTATTGAACTATTTCCAAAATGCAATAATGAAGAGAATTTACCAACTATCATCACTATGTTATATGATATTAGAAGTATGGAAAATAATACCACTGAAAGAAATAGAAAATTAGAGAGTTATATTGATTTTTCATGTAAATTTTTATTAAAGTTGCCCTTTCCACTTATCATTTTTATAGATGATAACGAAGAAACATATGATGCTATTTATAATGCCAGAAAGGACGCCAACCTCTTAGATAATACATATATTTATGTATGCGATTTCAAATCAACTTATTTTTATAAACATCTATCTCGTTTACATGAGTTGCAACAATCATTTCACATATTAAACGGAGAAATCGAACACGAAACACCCTTATATGTTATTTTAAACAATAATAAATTTGATTGTATTGATAGGACAATTCAACTAAATCCCTTCAATAGTAGTCATTTCATTTGGATGGACTTTGGAATTAATCATGTGGCACAAAGCACCGATTATATTTATGAATGGATTCACAAAGTTCCAGATAAAATCAAACAATTATGTATAAATCCTTATACGGAAACGAATTCACCCAAAACACACTTCCAATGTATATATCATAATATGGCAGGAGGTTTGTTTTCAGGTTCAATAGAAAACATGAAAAAATACTCCGAACTATTCAAAAATAAAACGGAAGAAATTTACAATGATAATTGGTATCAAATTGACGAGGCGGTGATGACAATGGTTCATAGGGAAAACCCCCATTTGTTTGAGTTATATTACGGAGATTACCGCGGAATAGTGTCAAATTATTTATATCCTGTTCATAATATAGATTTAATATTTAAATCTTCTCAAAAATATTTAGATTACAATAAAACGAAAGAGACCCATTCTTTATTATGTTATTGTGCAAAATATTTTGAAATGAATCCTCATTGTGATTTTGTATTTTATTATATACAACAAAATATAATTACTAACTATTATAATAACAATAGATTATTATTACCAAATGTAATAAATTTAATAAATTCCAAGATAAATTCAGATATTGAACATGATAAGGAAAGAATTCATATTTTATTAGAAAATAATAGAACAAATATTGAATATTACGAAAATAAAGCGTTAATTCTATTGCCGGCAGCGAAAATGTAAAAAGGTAAAAGGTATAAAATAAATTACGAATAATAATTACGAATAATAATAACGAATAATAAATAAATCATACTTTATTTATTATACTTTTACAAACTGAAAAGATAGTATAAACTATTGTATGGTAATAACCCATCCACTTCAATTATAAACTAATATTGAATCTATATAATTTTTATCATAAACTCCAATTCTGGTAGTCCTATCCCAAGTGCTATAATTGATTAACACTTGGTCGTCTTCAACCACAATACTAAGACAATATTCAATGGGGTCTCCTTCAAATTTAAAAGGTGCCGAATACCTTAATAAATTCATATTTGAGTCAAATACGGTTATAACATGATAATAATGACGTGGTTGTTCGTATGAAACAATATGTGTTACAAACCAAATTTCATCTTCTGTAATATCGATGGAAATATTTCCATTGTTATTTTGGCCAACCTTTTTAGAATATTTAAATCCACAAGTTGACCCTCTAATTCTAGCGAAAATATTAGGAGTATCTCTTCTTTCAATAATATTCAATTCTTTTTTAGTATCATCAATTTTACATATTGTTAATGGATGCCAATCGTAAACCACATGAGTTGAATTATTATAATCAATAAATACCCAATTTTTTTCACACCCAGTATCTCTAAATTTTTGGGTTAGTTCACTATAATGTAAGGCACCGGTTTCTATGTTATAATCACCAGAAACAATGCCGATTTGATTATTATGATGAAACCCAGTGCCAATAAACATTTTATTTCCGCTTGAAACATCGTCGAAGATTCGAATATCTTCTACTCCAATATATCTTCTATTATCAAAAACATAATTCATCCATTTTTCGTTTTTAACGTTCAAAGATTTATCGAGCTCAACATATTTATTAACTGTTATGATGTTATTATCGCAATTTAAATAATATCCACCATCATTTATATAATAATTCACATATCGAATATTCATATGATATCCATCATTGGTAGAATTTGGAATCAAACAACTAGACGAAGAATACAATGTAATATTTTCGTTATTTATATTTGACACATGTTTATCATCCATAATTATCTTTGTTTTTTGTTTCAAAACATCTTTGTAAAATTTCATATTTTGCAACATATTACTCATTTCTGAATCGCTATTCGAATTATTTAATACTTTTACCACTTCATAATTTATGTTATGTATACCAACATAGGCCGCTATAATAGTAAACTCGTAATATAATTTTGAAGTATAAATTTCATCATGTAAAAATAAATAACCTATTCTATTGTGGTTTAAATCTAAAATTTGCTTTGCTTGTTTATAGAACATATAGGATAATTTGTGTTTAGAAATGAATCTATAATGTTGGATAATTTCGAATAATCCTTCAAGTCGTTCTGGATAATAATCATAACCTTCCATCCAATAATAAATAGCGTCGTGCATTTTGTTCATATTTTTAAAACATAACCCAATTCTGTAATAACTATACCATACTTCTTCATTCCAGCCACCCAATTCAATACGTTTCTTGTATGCATTTATGGCTTCACCAAATCGTCCTGAATCATGATAACTATTTCCTAGATAAAAATAATACCTACCATTGTTTGGCTCGTCTTTAATCCCTTGTAATAATAATCTTATATCTCTTTCGAATTTATCATGTTTAGCGCCTCCATCACCAATATCTCTAATAAATAAATCATTTTTCTCAAAACAATGGGTTCTATTATTGGGAGGGGTATTAATATATTCATGTGTGACACCAGTATAACTATATAATCCATTATTCCTAACAATCCTCATATTTTGATAAAAAAATGAATCATTGCCTTGGAGAATATTAAAACTATCTGATAGGTTTAACATGTTTTTGTCAAAATTTGTAATTTCAAGAATCATATCTGCATCTAATAATAAAACATAATCTGACATTCCTACACATGATTGTAATGCAAAAGTTCTATTGTGGCAAAAATTTTTAAATGGTTCTACTACGACTTTACCAGGTATTTTTTTATTTTCAAAATATTCTGTGATTATTTGAATGGTATTATCTGTAGAACCAGTGTCACAAATGCAATAAGAATCAATAATAGGCAATACAGAGTCAAATAATCTGGTAATAATTCTACTTTCATTCTTGACAATCATATTTAAACATAATGTAGGTGATTTTGGTATTAAATCCATTATAATTTATTTATTATTTTGATATTATCTTTATATTAGTTTTATTACTTAGATTATTGCTTACTTTATTGCTTAACATTAGATTATTGATTAGTTTTATTGTTTTGAGAAAAAACAATACAAAATGTTGTATATTAAAATATATATAAAATATATAAATACAAAATGGCCTTTACTAGATTTAAATATGATGACGCTAGAACAAAAAAATCATTGCAACAAGCAACAGACCCTGGAAGATGGATTTTAAATGTTCCAGGAAATGGTGCAAATCCTTGTTATATGGAAGACCCACAAATTATTATACAAAAATGGGGTGGTAATTTACGAACAAATACCATCAATTTAGAGAGTGATTTAAGAGGGGTAAATAGACAAATTGGCCGAGATTGTTTAGGAAAAGATAATTATAAAAATTATAATGTGCCAAATGAAGCTATCCAATACCCTAGTTGTAATACTTTATCCACCGAACAATCAAGAGCCACCAATCCTGCATGGTGGTATCGTGATTTAGAACAAGTTGATTGGCAATATCCTCCATTGAACCCTCAAGCAAATACTTGTTTACCTTTTCAAAATAATTTAAGCACCAGAATTTTAGAAAAGGATTATTTTACGCCAAAGAGAGAATGTGTGATGAATGAAACAAAAAACGATTTACCCTCCAGTTATAGCTTGATTAGAGGAAATTATGTAGGTGGTCCTAATACTTGCCAACAAACCAATAGCTGTAAATCACTATAAATAAAATTTTAAATAAATTTGTAAATAAAATTTAGATTATTATATGTGAATAAAATATAATACTCTATATATATAAATATGGAAATAGCAATACCTTTAATAGCATTAGGTGGTATGTATGTTGTATCAAATCAATCAAATGAAAATTGTGTAAAAAAAGAAATTAGACAACAGAATCAAGAAAATTTTGCGAATATGGGGATTAGAAGTAATTTGGGAGTAAAAACTGATAATTATTTACCAAATACAAATATACCTCCGCAAAATTATCCTGTATCAAATATTAATCAATTAGTAGACACTGTTCAAGAATATCCGAATCCAAATGCAGCAACGGATAAATATTTTAACCAAAATTTATACGAACAAAAAGTAAGAAATCATGTTCCAGTAGGACAAAATATTCAAGATATTTATTCCTTATCTGGCAATTATTTAAATTCAAACCAATTTAAACATAATAATATGGTGCCATTTAATGGTGGAAAGGTAAAAGGACGTACTTATGATATGACTATAAACGAATCTGTATTAGATAATATGGTGGGCTCAGGCTCTCAAGTAATTAAGAAAATAGAACAAGCCCCTTTATTCAAACCTGAAGACAATATGCAATGGGCCTATGGTATGCCAAATCAAAGTGATTTTTATCAGTCACGAGTTGTTCCAGGCATGAAAAATAACAATGTAAAGCCTTTTGACACGGTTATGGTAGGACCAGGTTTAGACAAAGGTTATGGCATAAATGGAAGTAATGGTTATAATTCAGGTATGGAAGCACGTGACAAATGGTTACCTAAAACAGTTGACCAATTAAGAGTAGATACGAATCCTAAATTAGAATACGAATTAATCAACCATGAAGGTCCAGCCAACTCTTTCATTAAAACCGCACCAACGACTCAATTACTCGGACGTGTAGAGAAACAAAGACCAGATACATTTTTTATCAATACGCAAGACCGTTGGTTAACGACTACAGGAGCTGAAAAGGGTGAAACATTACGACCTATTCAGGAAATGGGTATTGTTCGTCGAAATGATATTGTGACGGATTATATGGGTCCAGCTGGTTCAGTGGAAGTGAAAGCTGCAACGGCCCCAGAAAACTTTGAACCATCGAAAAGACATCAAGTATTGCCTGGCGGAGTCAACCATTCTAGAGCAGCTGGTCGTGGTCCACACACCGACGCTGATAATTTTTTAAAAAGTCATACCAATTATGAGAACCATCGTTCAACAGTGAAACAGCCTGATACATTAAGAAGTGGATTTAGTGGGGCCATTGGAGCTGTCATTGCACCCTTAATGGATATTTTAAAACCAACACGTAAAGACGAAACCATCAACAATGTTCGTATTTATGGTGAAGCCGCACCAGCCGTGCCAAAAGGTTATGTATATAATCCTCAAGATACAACACCTACGACCATTAAAGAGACCACTCTGTATGAGCAAAATTTCAACATTAATAATCAAAAAGAAAGTATTTACGTAAACAATTATACGCCTCCAGATAATACACAGAGAGACACGACAAGTTGTGAATATTATACCGCAGCAGGTGGTTATGCTACTGGTTATGGTGATATGAATTATGAGGCTGCTTATAGACAACACAACAATGATATTAAATCACAAACTATCATGAATAGACCCAATCAAGGCGGCACTCAAATATTTAATCAACAAATGAATTTAACAACTATTAAGGCTGATTCGGACCGTTTAGATGGTCGCGTGAACCCAGCGTTTTCTAGATTATCTGGATTGCCACCATCCGCACAAACATACGGCGCAATTAGAGCTCCGCAATATTATAACGAATGTGCTGGATGTGACCGTATTCAGCCTGATATTCTTTCTGCACTAAAATCGAACCCCTACGTATTTTCTTTCACAAACTCAGTGTAAAAGATATGATAAAATCTCATAAAAAAGATATAATTTCTTTGTAAAACGAGTTAAATTTATTTTGTTAAGATATGTAAAGTAAGAAAATATGTTAACAAATTTTTTATATCCCAGATGTGCAAATACGTTCAGAAAATGGCTGTTATCCAATAATAAATACGAGAGAACGTATCGTGAATTAGGTCAACCAATACCGTTTGACGTATCGTTACGAGATGGTCTACAAGCTTTACCAAAAGAAATACAAAAGGATTTTACCACAAATGACAAATTGAAAATATATCACAATATTATCTTTAATTATAAGCCTTTGAATATTGAAATCGGTTCTATTGTATCTGAAAAGGTGCTACCCATATTTGCAGATACCATGGATATCATGAATACATTATTACATAATTCTAACACAAATGATTCCCTAGACGAAAGTAATAAATATGTTCTTGTTCCTAACAAAGCAAATTTACAAAATATTATAAATAATCCCCACATCAATCATTTTTCATTTATATCTTCGGTTTCAAATAGTTTTCAAATTAAAAATACGAGAATGAGTTTAGACGAATCAGATAATGAAATCGCCACAATGATAGAAGAATTGAACAAATCAAAGCATAGAACCGTAACACCAGTAATTAAATTATATGTCTCTTGTATATCCGAATGTCCTATTGAAGGTAAAATAGACAGTGATTTTATAATTAATCGACTAGTGAAATTAAATACCTTGAAAGTAGACGCTATTTGTTTATCGGATACATGCGGAACATTGCAGGTAGAAGAATTCGAACACATTATAGATGCTTGTATACGATTTGGTTTGGTTCAACCTATCAAATTTTCACTTCATCTACACGTAAAAGAAGGTAGAGAAAATGAAGTAGAAAAAATAATTCATAAAGCATTAGAATATAAAATAACCGATTTCGACGTTTCGTCATTAAATACTGGCGGCTGTTCTGTTACAATGAATAGACAACGGTTATTACCAAATTTATCATATGATTTATACTATAAATCGCTATGTAATTATATACTAGAAAAATCGAAATAATACAGAATACTTTTGGGTATCCATAGTTCAAATGTGTATAATTTTATTATACGTTATAATACGTTAATTAATATAAAAACATTTTACATTAATATATTAATTAACTTATGTCATTACAAATTCATCAATCTATTAAAACTAAATTAAATTATTTTCATGAAATACACAAAATACCCAATATTCTGTTCCATGGACCATCTGGAAGTGGGAAAAGAACAATTGTGAGCGAATTTATACACAAAATTTATGACAATGATAGAGATAAAATAAAATCATTTGTTATGTATGTAAATTGTTCGCACGGAAAAGGTATCAAATTTATAAGAGAGGAATTGAAATTCTTTGCAAAAACCCATATTAATTCTAACTGCGGCAACATTTTTAAAAGTATTATATTGTTAAATGCTGATAAATTAACTATAGATGCACAGTCCGCATTACGTAGATGTATTGAATTGTTCAGTCATAATACGCGTTTTTTTATTATTGCAGAAGATAAATATAATTTAATGAAACCAATATTGTCGCGTTTTTGTGAAATATATGTTCCAGAACCAATGATAAATGGTAATATTGTGAACTTATATCAATATAATTTAAATCAAGTATTTAATTTGAAAGATATAAAAACAAAACGTCTCGATTCTCTCAAAAAAGAACTACTGAAAGTAAACAAATGTATTTCTTTGGAAGAATTAATGTTGTTGTGTGTGAAGTTATACGAGAAAGCCTACAGTTCATTAGATGTAATGCAATTATTAGAAAACCCCAAATTTTTAGAAAACGTCGTCACGCTTGAAAAACGTTATGAACTTCTTATGTGCTTTAATCGTGTAAGAAAGGAATTCAGAAATGAAAAGTTACTAATTTTATTTATTTTAAATTTTATATTTTTAAGTTCAGAACTATCTTTAGAAAATATTAGTTTTATGTAAAATGGATGATTTCAATGTTAGCGCTCTTCATGAATCTAAAAACGAATGGAGTTCTCGTTTAGTTACAATTTTAACCCCTTTAATTATTGATGGTTATAAATCTATTTTAGACGAATCTATTAAACTTTGTAAAGAAAATGGAGAAAACGATAAATATTTAATGACTTTTCAAAATTTGATTTCTAGAATACCCAAATGGAATTCACAAATAATAGAAACAGAACGTAAACGAATATGTGATAAATCTGGTTGTAATTATTTAGAAGATTTAGTAACATGTGTTCACATTATACAGTTAAAAATTTTAACTGCAATGCGTGTGGGTCAAAAACAAAAAAAAATAGATATTAATATTCCAAAATTAGACGATTTTATACACAAAACATATATTAACGTTGCCAGAAAGGTTTATAAAAATGTATATTTATTTGAAGTAAACATTCAGCCATTACAAATCCAAAAAAACCACCGAGAATTAGAAATCATTGTCCAAGAATGTATATTAAATACATTGAGAGAAAGCATTCCAGTGGATGCAATTTTAAAAGCATATATGGATGAGACAGTAGAAGAAGATGTCATAGAAGAAATTAAGGAGGAAATCATTGAAGAACCTATAAAGGAAACTGTAAATGCACAGGGATTACAAACAAAACCCAATTTAAGTTTCAATGAAGTTGATTATATAAAGGGTTATGATGGTAATGTATCCAATGTAATTGCTCCAAAATCTATATCTCATTTAGAAGAATTAAGTGAATTACGTAATCAACAAAGGAAAATGGAAATCGAAAACGATGACGACGATATTTCGAAATTAAACATTACAGACCAGCCATTTAATTTAGATGTTTTAGATATTCATAATATCGAAGAACCCCAACTAGAATTATTGCCAGATTTAATAATTGACGATATTGAAGTTTTAGAATAAATTTGCGTATTAAAATAAATAAGATTATGCTTATTTATTGTAATGAATAATATTTTTATTAATGCGGCAATTATTTCAATCGTATTTTTAATCGCAAAATTTATTGAAATGAGATTTATTGAAAAAGAAAGCAAACCGCTCAAATTATTAATCAGAGATGCCTTGTTGGTTTATTTTAGTGTTGTTTCTGGGTATTTTGTTATTGACCAGATAAATCCTTTATTCAAAGGAGGTGCAGGAGGTGGGTCTGTTGTTACACCAGTATTTACAGATAACCCAGGATTCTAATGCGCATATTTGTATTTGTATTTGAACACTAATGCTGTTTTTCATCTACCTGTCCAAACTTTAACGGCCACGTGTGGTATAGTGCCTTTTTTTAAGTGCGCCTTATACTTGTCAAATGTATATTCTCTCCAATTATGATGCTGCGATATATCGCCGAACAATGATTTAGTTTTTATGACTAAAGGATATTCATTGTAAAAAATACAACCCATGATTCTTTCTAAACAGCACCTATCAGGTCGATTCAATACACTATGAACCATATTAGTTATTTTATATTTTGTTTCAATGTGTAATAAAAAATTATGATTAATATAAGATTGAACACCAAAACAACCATACCAAGTGTCTTGAGGTAAACCGATTTTTATTTCATCTCTTAACTTGTCTTGTAAAATGTGTGAATTCGATAGAACCTTCGTTATTTTAATTGAATTTTCTACATTTTCATTATCTGAATGAAAATGCCATAACGGTATTACTTTTTTACCTCTTAAATTGTCAAAATTAATTCTTTTGTGAATAAAAACACTATCGTGTAATATTATAGCATTTTCAAAAAACTTATGTTTTATATAATAGTAATAGGGAAGTAATTCACCTCTACCAGGGAATTCGGATTTTATTATTTGAATATTATTATAATTAAAATCAGCTTTTACAAAATTTTGATTGCTATTATCATCAATGATGATTATTTTTCTTTTAGGGTATAAAGTTCTAAGTATTTTTACGGAATGATTCCAGTATTTATTGGTAGCTTCGGAATTAACATGTCTTGTTATAATAAATCCAAATGAATCCATAATATAACCAAATAGATTATATTATGACATAAATAACAAATTGTTATAAATTTTACAAATTATACTCCAACCCACTAAAATGCAACGGTTACATATATGAAGGTATATTATCAATATTGATAACATCATCAGGGACGTCTCCTTTAAATTTCGAAAATGAGTCAAATTCTGGGCGCTCTAGTTGTGCTTGTGGAATATGATTATGCACACATCGTGCAATCATTTTGTATAATTTAAAATCTGGATAACGGTCTGTACCATTATTTTTATATAACATATTTATACCTTTATCGTCTAAGCACCATTCCACGATTAAACGTTTGATAGGGTCTTTACATTTGCTAATATCCTTTACTTCTTCAAAATCATCTATCACATAATCAAAAATGGAACAAGCCAATCGACATAAATCAAAGCTAAAATTGGGTTCTAATCTGGGTTTTTTATTATTTAAATATGGTTCTGTGTTGTATTGGGTCGCTGCATCACCGCCTATTTGAAAACTGTCACTACAGAATAATTTACCATCAAATTTATAAATACTTCTACCAAAATCGATGATTTTAAATATGCGTCCAAAGGTAGGGACCTTGTAATATTTTTTCTTGTAGCAATAATAAATATATTTTTTATCGGTTTTGTTATACATTACATTATTTGTATGTAAATCGTTATGTGTCAAGCCAAATGCTTTTTGATACGTTATTAATATCATAATTATTTGCATAAATGCTGATAACCATTCTTCCTTTTTTAAGTCTTCATTTAAAATTAAATCATCAAATGTATTTTCACAATATTCCATCCCTATAACTTGGATTGGAAATTTTGGTATGGTTGCGAATATTTCTTCTTCTTCGTATGATTCATTTTCAGAATCATTTTCGGATTCATTTTCAGAATCACTTTCCGAGTCATTGCTACTGTTTGTATTATCACTATTCATGTCATCAAAGTTTTCTGATTCTCCACAATTTTCGCATTCTTCATTGGTATCATTACTATCCGTATAAGACGACCTTGAAGAACACGATGAGTTGGTTTTTAATGTGACGTTCTGATTAGTTTCATTATCTATATTTGTATTTGTTATATCTAAATCATTGGTTAATTCGTCTAACTCGTCTATATCTGCATTTATATCATGTAATTCAGTACTATTTTTACTTGATATAGTATCTTCAAATACACCTTCAAATAATTCATTGTCAAATGATTTAATTGATAATTGTGATTTCGCACTAGTATCGTGTTGTATAGTAATGGGTGCTAATTTCGTATTGTTTTCGTTTTGAAATAAATGTTGATACTCGTCTATTTTAAATAAGTTGTTTTTATTATTATTAAAAAAATCAGAATTATTTAAATAATCAATATCATCAAATACATTAATGACATAATTATTTTTAATTCCTAGAATAGAACCATAATAATCTACTCCATGTATAAAATGATTGTTGTGCAATAAACTACTTGTTAAATATATGAATAAACCGTCTACATAAGCTGAATTATTCGTGTCTAATAATTTATTATGACACTCATCCGATGTTGAATTTAGTTTGGGTAAATTGAATATTTTTTCGTCTTCAATATTGTATTTTCCTGTTAAATATTTATATGGGTCTAACAATGGCGCCAGCTTAAAAAAGACATTTTTATGAATTGTCTTTTGTGTAGTAAGATTACTAATTTTGCAATTATACAAGTTAGGGTTTTCTTCGTTCTGTTTATCAACACTATGAATATACCATTTATGGTTTAAATTGATACTATTAAAGTTTGTCTCGTTTAATGAAAAGAATTTGGTGTAAATTGGAATATAATTTTGTGCATTGGATAGAAAAAGAGAATTCGAATCTTCTAAACTTTTGAAAAGTTCAATATTCTTTCTTTTTTGATAGTTTACAAATACCATGCTTTAGCTAATTAATATAAAAATTATATTTGTTTTTAACTTATTATAAACAATAATAATTTCTCGACAGTATAGATTGTTTCTCAATATTATTGATTTCTGGTTTTTTGCAATACGTTTAAATTGATAAAATATAGTTTCTATTTTAAATAATAATGACTTTGGAACTTAAAAAATTTGATATGAAAAGCATTAGCTTTAAACCAAATGAGAATAAAGGGCCTGTTGTGGTTTTAATTGGTAAGAGAGACACAGGCAAATCATTTTTGGTAAGAGACTTGCTTTATTATCAACAAGAAATACCAATTGGCACTGTTATATCTGGAACAGAAGAAGGAAACGGCTTTTACGGAAAAATGGTGCCTAAATTGTTTGTGCATAATGAATACAATACTGCCATCATTGAAAATATTTTAAAACGTCAACGCACCGTTTTGAAACAGATTAAAAAAGAGATGGAAACGTATAAACGCACTACGATTGACCCTAGAGCGTTTGTTATTCTAGATGATTGTTTATACGATAATACGTGGTCGCGTGATAAAATGATGCGTTTACTTTTCATGAACGGCCGTCATTGGAAGGTCATGTTAGTCATCACAATGCAATATCCCTTAGGCATTCCGCCGACACTGCGTACCAATATAGATTATGTGTTTATCCTAAGAGAAAATTACATTGCTAACCGCAAAAGAATCTATGAAAATTATGCAGGTATGTTTCCAACTTTCGAATCATTTTGTCAGGTGATGGACCAGTGCACAGAGAATTATGAGTGTTTGGTTATCAATAATAATTCAAAATCCAACAAACTACACGACCAAGTGTTTTGGTACAAAGCGGATGACCACGGTGACTTTAGATTGGGCTCAAAAGAGTTCTGGGAATTATCAAAAGGACTGAAGGACGATGACGAAGAAGAACAATATGACCCAAATGCAGCTAAAAAACGCGGCGGAGGACCTAGAATTAGTGTCAAGAAAGCGAATAAGTGGTAAATACGCTTTTATAAAACTCGCTTTTGTAAATTAAAAGCGGTAAAAGTAACTTAAAGAGTATCTTAACATATATTGTATAATAAGATGTCACAACTAAACATCGTAGAACTCATAGAGAACAATCCTATTACAAAGCTTTCTAGCACATATAATAACAAATTGTTATATAAAATTAAAGAAAAATTTTGTCATTTTGAGCAGCAATTGTTTATTAGTAGTTTTTATTGCTACCTAAATTATGATAAAAATATTGATTTTGTGGTTAATTTGGATGATGTATGGGAATGGCTAGGTTTTAGTCAAAAAATAAGAGCTAAAGAACTATTAGATAAACATTTTAAACTTGATATAGACTATAAAACCAATCTCGCTTTCTCTATAGGGAAAGCGGTTTTTAATACAACAGAAAAAGTAAAACAACATGGCGGTCAAAATAAACAAACTATATTGCTTACCATAAAATGTTTCAAATCATTATGCTTGAAAGCACAAACGAAAAAAGCAACCGAAATACATGAATATTATATGAAATTAGAGGAGGTTTTACAAGAAACATTAGAAGAAGAAACAACAGAATTGAAACTTCAACTCGAACAAAAAGAAAATATTATTTTAGAAATTAAACACACCGTAGAACAAGAAAAACAAATCTTATTACAAAATACAAAAAAAGAAAAACAAAAAGCAGTAGAGCAAGCGATTATTCTCCAATTTCCAGTAAACACCGAATGTATTTATTTTGGAACGATTGATAATACCAATGAAGCTGGAGAGAATTTGATTAAATTTGGACATACCAATGATTTGGCCACTAGAATAACAGACCATCGTAAAAAATATACGAATTTTATTTTGGTGCAGGCGTTTAGAGTTCAAAATAAAGTAGAAATAGAAAATCTAATAAAAACATATCCGAAAATAAAAAAGCAAATTCGTTCTCTCGAAATAAATGGAAAAAACAAGACAGAAATTATTGCATATGACGATACCAATTTTACGATTGAAAAATTATCTAAATGCATTAAGGATATTATTCACTCTAAGACATATAGTATTGATAATTTTAATAGATTGATGAAGGAAAATGAAGAATTAGAAAATGAAAATAGAATTTTGAAACAACAAATGAAACGCCAAGAAATGTCCCTTACCCAAAAAACAATTGAAATAAATGAATTAAAAGATAAAATAGAATGTCAACAAGAAATTTTAAATACCGCAAATGTAGAGAACCAGTCTGTTTACCAAAATGTATTACTACCAGAAGACGAGCTCAACAAAAAGTTTAATGAATTTATTAGCAGCATTTGCATAGTGCGTCCAGATGTAGAAGAAATATCTGTCAATATAGAAGGACGTTATCGTTTATGGAATCAGGTTAAACCCACAAAAGAAACATTTCATGCTTTAAAAAACTATTTGGATACTCGATTCAAACCAAAACGAATTCAAGGAAATCACGGATATGTAGGGATTAAATTAAAACCTATTGAATACAAAAAATCGAGAGAAAATGACCGTGTCGAAAACTTTATTTTTCAAGTATGTAAATTTTCAGACCGCGGAAAAATACTAAACTCTGTATTGTTACGTGAATATCAAAAATGGAAAGTATCCGTTGGTATAGAGTTATCGGAAAACGATATGAAAGAAATAAAAGAATATCTAAATGCTTCTCCATATGCTCTTAAAGCAACAGTATGGACACCTGAAGGGAATAACGAAGGTTATTATGGTTTGGAAATAAAACAAGTGGAATATAAACCAAAATATGTATCGTCAACTGGTAAAAAAGTTTATAAGAGAGAGTGTAATACAGATATACTATTAGCCACGTGGGATACTATTGCAACAGCTGCTGCATCAGAAGGTATATCTCCTGCTAAAATGAGTAGATGTGTGAAAAATAAAAATATAATAAATGACTATTATTATAGTGTTATTTAGTTGTTATATGATGTAACCTTTAACAGTCGTCCCTTTAACCATCGTCCCTTTAACCATCGTCCCTTTAACCATCGTCCCTTTAACCATCGTCCCTTTAACAGTCGTCCCTTTAACCGTCGTCCCTTTAACAGTCGTCAAAAGAAATTGTTACTGGATATTTTATATAGCAATAATCTTTCCACTGTGTGCCGTCATTATTTAATTCGCACCAATCAAACAATATTTTCCCATTGGATGCTTTCATAGGAAAACACTCCCACAAGTGATATTTAAAATGAAACATTATATTCATTATTCCCATTTCATTTGTTTTACAAAAACTATATTTATTCATTGCTTCCATCAATTGATTTTTGTCACATAGATTCAAAATATTTGTATCATAAATCCAAATACAATTCAGCATGTAATTTGAGTTTAAAATAGAGTCACCGTAATTATTTTTAAGTTCATCTATTAATTCTGGTTTATCATAACTTAATTGGCATTTAAATTCCTGGTCACTATATAATTTACCATCTTTTGGTGCTAATATTTTATTTTTATAATCCAATTCAAGCAAGTAAGATACTTCATCTAAAACTCTTAATCCTGCGTCCACGTATACAACACGTGACCATTTCATAAAGTAATCATCAAACACATGTAGTTTTTCCCATTGGTTTAATTTATTGATTTCTCTTTTATCAGTAGTGTCCGAAAAACCATTTTCACCTATTTTAGCGAGCAAAACAGCTTTGTCTATTTGAGGAAATTTAACTTCTGTAATATTATAAAAATCTTTAAAATTCGCATGTAAATTAAAATCTATTGTTATCAAGACTATATCGCCTTGCCAGTTACCTTTACTTCTTAAATCAATGATGGTTCTTTTAGCTTTATTAAAATAGTTTGCATCTGTTACTAATGCAAATACAGTAGTGTCTTTTTTGGAAACGAATTCAGAATCTATTTTATCGATGGTTTCATTCATTGATTCAGAATAATAGAACTCGTATTGTTCTTTATTGGTAACTTTATGAAATGTAATCGCCGTTTGTATTTCATTGGAGTATTCGTGTAATCCCACATGAAATAAATCATTGTTAATTTGGTTTATCTTATTTTCTTTTGCAATATCTTGAATCCATATACCAATACAAAGGTCATCTGGTTGGAACTCAGTGTTTACAATACAATAATACGATTCGTTAATCCCTTTTTGTTTAATATAGGATACTAGATGCGAATATAATTTGTTGGATATAGCATAACCTGCCCCTCCTGACATGTAACTACAAAATTGTTGTTTTATATGATTTAACTCTTTACCGATATAATAACATTCGTTTGAATCGTATGACAACAACAATTTTTTAAGTCTGTTTTCAAACACAAATGTGTCATCATCTATAAATATATACCAATCGTAATGTGGTATATTCATATTATACATAAAATAAATGTATTTCCATGTTATATTTTCCATATGGTCCATGGTATACCACCCAAACTGGCGTTGTTCAATATTTGGTGTTGAGGTAAGATAAAAAATATCTTCTTTATTCACATTTTTAAACATAGTTTCCATTTGGTATTTCACCCTATTATCAATATACTTATTACATGTAGAAATAATATAACAAACTTTCATAGTGATTATATTATTTTGCTATTTTTAAACCTTTTTAGTCATTTGATATTAGTTTATCATTAGTTTACGAATATGGTTTACAAATATTTTTATAGAAATTAAATTGCTCTTCTTCTCTTACATTATGAAATGTAATGGCGCTTTCTAGTTCCTCTTCGTTTTGATGAACCCCTACATGAAATCTATCATCGTTTAAAAGATTAACACTATTATTATGTATATTGACCAATTCTTGTATTAATAAACCAATTGTTAAATCTTCACACCAATGCTTATTTGAAAAATCTATTCCGTTATTTTTAATATGACTTTGTAATAGAATAAATAAAGGTTTTGATATTATATAACCAGCGCCTCCTGACATGTATAAACAAAAATCTTTTTTAATATGGTCTAGTTCTCTGCCAATATAGTAGTTGGCGGTTGAATCTAATTTTGATAAAAAATCTGTCAATCTATCGGTAAATACAAATGTATCGTCATCCATAAATACATACCAGTCGTATTCATCATATTCATCACAATCTATATTATAGAAAAATTGTAAAACCTTCAAGGTTAAGCACATATAAGAATCATCTGTGTTCCAACCAAAATGACGTCTAGAAATATCAGGTTTGCTTGTTAAATAAAAAATATCGTTCACATTAATATGCTGTAAACAAGTATTTGCTTGATAAACAACTCTATTATCTAAGTATTTATCGCATGTTTTAATAATATAACAAATCTTCATAATTGTTATATATTTCATATTTTTATATTTTTATATGTTTTATATTTTTATTAGAACATTTCCCTTTGTAACGTTTTTATTTGTTTAGCGTCAAAAAAAATATAAATATTATATATAATGAGTATTTCAGAAGATAAGGCTATTGCCCTAGGTAATTTAATAGGAGAATTGGATGTTGCGTCAGAAGTTACATTAGGACAAAGACTCGTGCCAGGAAGAATAATTGAAGAATATCATGGCAAAATTGCAACTGGTAAACTCGTTCCTGAACATATGAAATATCCAGGTGAAAAAGGTGGTAAAAGAATGAAACTAGTAGGAGGTGGAATTTGCGAAGATGAACCTTGGGTTAGATTATCCATTGATGCTGCTATTGTTTTAGCTAGCGCAGCCGTTGTAGTAGGTGCTGGGTATACTGGTTTTTCAACATTACAATCATTTATGAGTGTCTATGGATTAAAAGAGTCGTCTATAGCAATCATAACATCTTTATATAATTCTTTAATAGCAACTGGTGGTGCTATATTCACGACATTATACAATATGAGTTCAGCAGCTGTGCCAGTAGCAAAATCAGTTGGGTCAGTGGCTTCTTCGATTTTAAGTGGATTATATTCATCGGCAGGGCCAATATTATCTACATTTGCAAGAGCCGCCCCTGCAATAGCAGCTGGTAGATATATTGGAACAAACAAAAATGCATATGAAGATGCAAAAAATATAATAAGTGCATTGGATGCTAAATATAAAGCACTGACTTCATATACAGGAGCTATGACTCGTTCGATGGGACAGAAAAAGGAATCAATAGAACGCCAATTAGCTGTTGCTAAACAGTCATTCAAAACAACATATGAAAACGTAAAATCAAGTTCGGAAGCCGTTATAACAAAATCGTCGTCGTATTATTTAGCACTAAGAACAAAGATTTGTCAATTACTCGACAAAGGAATATCTTCAGTCGATATGACTGCTGGATTAGATGAAGCTCTTGCTACCATTAATTTTGAAGGCGGAAGAAGAAGACATTCCATTAAAAAATATAGGCGGTCCATTAGAAAAAATGGGCGGTCTATAAAAAAACGTAAGGGCTCCATGAGAAAACGTAGAATGTAAAAGAAATACAGAAACTAGTGACAAAAACTAACCATGCAAATAATATATAATTACCTCAACTATATATTATTGTTTTTATTATGCCATAATAAATTCTACCATATGAATCTTAATGTTATTTGTATTTATTCTTCTTTTTTATTCGCAAAAGGTCCACTTACTAATTGACTCTGGCCATTGTCACTTTTGCCTACAATAATATTTTCACCTTCGAATAATTCCTTACATATATCCGCAGTAGAAATATTTTCTTGCTCTTTCAATGTAGACTCTTGAGTATTTACATTATTCACACCTACTAAGTTTCCTTGTTCATCTATTGTTTGGGTCAACGTATTACCAGATTTTTCGGCATTTTTAATATTTTCTTCAATTGCTTTTTGTTTCGTTTCCTTCACACGTTGTTCAAATGCGGATTTTGCATTGGTTTCGTTCTTTTGTTTCTCGTGCATTAATTGATTTAACTCCTCTTCCATATATTCGACACGACCAGTTTTATATGCTTCTGGGTCCCAAGGCATCCACATACCAACTGGTCCAACATATACATCATGATTTGGGTCAATTTCTCTTAACATTTTGCATCTTAACTCAGCTTCTTCTTGAGTAGGATATGAGCCTCTAATTTTTAGACCTCGTGTGCTAGTTTGAAAGTTATGAGCAATATCGAATTTTTTCTGTAATTCATCTTCATTATTATCCACAAATGTCTTGTATTCATCTTGCATACTGGTTTTATTTAAATTTTCTTTTTCCTCTTTCACAAAATCCTTTAAATCATTCGAAATATCATCAAACGAAACATTATATTTAAATGAAATAAAATTTAGAAACTGCACAAATTTTTCCATAGATTTATTTAAATCCCATTTCTTTAGAAATTCTTCAAAGAAAAAGATTTCCTTTTCCTTTAAAATTTTTTCAGGAGAACAAAATGAAACACAAACAAATTTTTGACCTGCTATTTGTTTATCTTCTTCTAATAAATCAACGTATTTAGGGTTAATTTTCCCCCCTCTTTGTTTTCTTTCAAAACCAGATTTCTTAGAATTATTATCTTTAGAACAATCCATTTTATTAAATTAATTATTTAATTTTAAGTTTTTTATCGCATATATATATTTTTTTCTTTTTATTTAATATAATGAACGGTTTAATAAACGTTGGTGAACTTGTTAAGAGAATCATTAAATACCTTGTAGAAGGTTTAATGGTAGCTATTGCTGCATATGCTATTCCTAAACGCTCATTAAATATTGAGGAAATTGTATTAATTGCATTAACTGCTGCTGCTACATTTAGCATCCTTGATACATATGTACCATCCATGGGTGCTACTGCCAGGTCAGGTGCAGGTTTTGGTATTGGTGCAAATCTAGTAAAATTCCCAGGTGGATTTTAATAGACCATAATTAGTGAGAAAATATTTACAACAAATAAATCTATAAGGTTGCAAAATTGATTTTATTTATTACATAATAAATTATATCAAATACTCATAAACACATAAGTAAAGGTAATTTAATTTGGGTCTACTATAAAGGTGTATTTTGTTCAGTTGTAGTTATATATATTTTACTATATTTTACTATATTTTAGTGAATATGTTTTTATTGGATAATAAAAAAATTGATTTCTATAAATAATATGAATGATACTAGTAATATGACAGACACTACTAATATAACATGTATTATTGAAGAAATGGATACAACGAATTTATCTTTAAAACATCTCAAAGAAAAGTGTAAGGAACTAGGAATCAAGGGTTATAGCAATAAAACCAAAACAGAATTATGTGAATTAATTAATAAGAAAGATATTTTGCAAAAACCACAAATTGAATTTATTGTTGAAGACGATAGTATGTCAGAAACTTTAATTATTGACAAATCTACTAATAATGAGTTTGAAATAGTAGATACATTTTTAAATAAAATTGTGAATGGAGATTCTGAAAAAATACTTACTAAAATTCCGTCAAATAGCATTGATTTAACCGTAACTAGTCCTCCTTACGATGAAATCAGAGATTACAATGGTTATAATTTTAATGATTCATCTGCGAGTAATATTATCAAAGAATTATTTCGTATTACCAAACAAGGTGGGGTTGTTGTTTGGATTGTTGGTGATGCCACTATAAATGGCAGCGAAACAGGAACATCATTTCGTCAAGCGCTAAAATTTATGGAGGTTGGATTTAAATTGCACGATACAATGATTTATGAAAAAAATACTTCATCATTTCCAGCTAAAAAAACTGGGAATAGATATACGCAAATATTTGAATATATGTTTGTGTTTTGTAAAGGTAAAATTATAAAAACAAATCTTATTTGCGATAAACCAAACAAATGGGCAGGACATACTAATTGGGGTAAAAATACGAATAGATTAAAAAATGGTAAATTACAAGAAACCACTGACATTAAACCTGTGCCTGATTTCTCACCTAGAAATAATATTTGGCGTTATAATGTTGGTAAGGGATTTAATTCGAGTGATAAAGAAAGTCATCAACATCCAGCTATATTTCCTGAAAAATTAGCGGAAGACCATATTTTAACTTGGAGTAGTGAAGGTGATACTATTTTAGACCCATTTTCAGGTTCTGGAACAACTTGTAAAATGGCAAAAAAAAATAATAGACAATATATAGGTATTGATATTAGCGAAGAATATTGCAAATTAGCGGAAGGTATTCTTTCAAAATATTAAAATTCAATATATTCACTCCGTCCCTTGGTAGTTATTGGAATGTCTAAATTTATTGATACTAATTTCGTTAGAAATTTATGTGTAAACCCAAATGCTCTAGTTGCACTATTCTTAGAACCATGTGTATGTATATGTAAATATTTTTGTCCACGTTGTGTAACATTTTTTTCGACAATACATTTTTTTATTTTATTAAAGTCTTCTTGAAATATATTTTTCACATCAACATGTTTTTCGAATATGTCATCTAAATCGTAATATACAACTGCTTTAATTTTTTTATTATAAACACTTTCGATAGTGTCATAACACGTATCATCATGTTGGAATATTAAAATAATACCAGTGCGAATTTTGTCATAAAATTTTGTTTCTTGAATTGTATTTTTATCTGAAATACTTGGAATATTTTCTGCTGTATCTGGGTCTCCATAATTAGTAATTGTTAACCGTTCCTTAGCATTAAAAGCTTTATTCATATTTTTGAGTGATTTAAAATGGGTAGCTTTAATATCGCCATATGGTGTATCAGGAGAAGACTTATTATTTGGTAAGTTTCCGAACAAAATAAACTCTACGAATTTGCCGATAAACCCTTTATCTGTTACCTTAATTTTTAATTTATCTTTATTTTCATGACAATAATCTTTTAATTCAGGACAAGCATTATGAACTCTCTCAATTAACGTCGAGAGTGTTATAAATCCTACTGATTTGATACCTTTTACAATAATGTCATTCAGTTTATCAACATAAGATTTATTTTCCTTTATTTCTGTAAGTGTAATGGTAAGAGCATCGTTTTCTTGATGATTTTCAATGATTTCAGTAGTATTCATTATCAATATCTTTATGCGTTTATTATTATTATTAAGGGGGTATTCAATTTTATTTGTATGTATTTATTTTATTTTCTATAATAGTTTCCTTTATCAAAAATATAGAAAATAAAATAATCTAATTGTATTGTATTATGGTAAAACATTCGCGCAGGAAATCGAAAAGGGTATATCGAAAAAGTCGTAAAAACAGAAAAACTCGTAAACAACGCGGTGGTATGTGCTATGGTAGAGGTGTAGGTGCAAATTCTTATGACCCAAATTTTTCGATATTTAATACGAGAGAATTACAGTTATTTCCATACAAACCAAACAATTAGACCCTTCCCTTATACATAGACAAACGACTAATTGGTATGGATAAATTCCCAATTTAATTCTTCACAAATTTTCTTCCATATTACGTCTTGTTCTATCCTTTTTTCTTTGTCTTTTAACATTGGAAAAAACGGTAAATATTTTTCTTCTCCCAATAATTCACATAATTTATATGCCGTATAATAATAATTTAAAAAATTTACTCTGTCATCAGGACAATATTTAGAATAAGGAGATTGTAATTCAATAAATAGATTACATAAGGTTTCTTCTAATTCTGGCGACATTATGGGCGGCTTAATTCCCAACTTATCTTTAATAAATGGTATATGTTCATAGTATTTATTATAGCCTAATTTCTTGAGTATTTCTTTGGTTTTTGCATTTGTTATTTGAGAGATTTCTATTCTCTCTTTTTTAATCTGCAGTTTTATATTTTCGATAACATCAGGCGGTATTTGAGTTGTTTCTTTACCTTGAAATTGTGCCAGAATCTCTTTAAAATGATTTATTCTTTTATAAGCATAAAAACACACTTCTTTTGGCGGTTCTTTGTAAGACGGCTTTTCATTTTCAATTAGATAAGGAATGCTTCTAGAACAACTATTGCAAACTAAGACGCCTTCGTCTTCTAATGGAATTAACTCACCTTTATAACAAACTTGGCATATATCGGTCTGGCAAACATAAGTATTAATATCCAAAAAACAATCATCAATATTATTCAAATATTTTTGCACAACATTATTGTTTTCTATATGTGCAATTTTATTAGAATCTTCTTCTTTAATTTTAAAAAACATATTTACTAATTTTGATTTATTGGTTGGTGTTTGCAATACGGAACCATCTGATATATTTTTTTTATTTTCAAAATATTCAAATATATATTTAGAATTATCCAGAAAATACTCCTTTTTTTTAGTCTTTAATTCTTTAATGTTATCGGTGATTTCATTTATTTTATCTTCTAAATCAAGACGCTGTTCTATCGTAAGATTACAATTTTCATCTTGTAATTTTTGTTTTAATTCTTGTCTCTCTATTTTTAATTCTGGAATTTTGTTATTTTCATCCTTGGTAAATTCATTTAAAAATTCTTTATGCTTTGTATCAAGCGTTACGGAAGTTTTTTTATTAAACTTAATTTTTTTACTAGATTTTGGTTTAAAATTAGGCATAGCTTCCTTTTCATAATTTAAAAGTTATTTATTTAATTTATAATATATAGAAAATATATTTCATAATTACATCATTTTATTTTATAAAATAACCCTCGCATTTTATTTTTACTTGCAAGTAGATTAAAGAATGTTACAAATTTTGTTATTTTTACTAGTTTAATTTATTTAATTGTTTTCTATAAAATAGTTAATGGATATTAAAATTAATTTAGACACTTTAAAAGATTTAGAAAATGAGAATGTCAAAATAGACGTTATCAAATTTCAAAAAATGTTATTACTGTTTAACTCAATAGAACAAGGATGGAGTGTTAAAAAAAGAAATGAATCATATGTATTTACAAAAAATCACGAAGGCAAAAAGGAAGTATTAGAAGATTCATATTTATTAAAATTTATGAAGACTAATTTAGATATTAGCAGATTTATAGCTTAGGCATATTGGTATATTTCATATCAGATTTCTTGAAATTATTGGATTTCAAGAATTCTTGGTTTTTCTCAGTTTTTATTTTAATTAATAATTAATTTTTTTATTAATTAAATTATTTTCAAAAAATTTTTTTTCTTTAGCAACTATATAAAAATGGGAGGTGGATTAATGCAACTAGTAGCC